GTTCATTAGCATTAACATACCAAGACCTGCTTTTTTTGGTTTTTTTGCTAGTTTTCCTCTTCTAGCACCCATTTTATTTTGTAAGCCTTTGTTTACTGCTTGTTTACCAAACTCTTGTATATTTTGAGATTGTCCTGTACCTTTACCTGTTACAGGATCAACTGCATTAGCATCTGGTGAAACTGTACCACTTTTCTTTTTATTCATTTGCATGTATTTCATCATTCCTGCTAATCCAAAAATAGGCATTAACATTCCTTTACCTGCTTTAATTGGTTTGTTTTTCATAACTTTACCTCCTTTACTATAGTCATAAAATTTATCACTATATTTTTTTTTAGTTTTTCTTGTAGAATCTGTTCTGTAAGTCTGAACATGAGCCTCTCTTCTTGTAGGTTGGCCTGCTACAGGTAAAAAATCTCTAGCAGGATTTTTTCTATCTCTTTTTTTCAAAACTAATTTTTTGAATTGTTTAAACTTATCTTTACCTTTGCTATCATATCTTTTTGTAGGAATTTTTAAACCATATTTTTTACCTTCCATTCTTGTGCTAATTGGAATTTGATTATACTTTATCGCAAGAACCTGTTTTTCGGTCAATTTCTTTTTCTTTTTTACTTTAGCTTTACTTACCCTTTTACCCCCACCTGGAACAAAACCAGTTTTACTCATCCTTTCTGCTAATGGATCAATTCGTTTAACTTTAACCTCATCACCCTTATTAAATTTTTTCATCATAGCTCCTTTGTTAGCTTTTTTAGGTCCCCAATCTTTTTTCTTTACACCACTTGGGTCTTTGGCTTTTCCTGCACAAATTTTAGATGCGTAGGCGTTTGCGTAGGCTGAAGGATATACCTTAAACTTACGTTTTGCTGCTGCTTTACCTCTGGGACATAATTTTGTCATATGTTATTTTACCTTTTTTTATATCTTGTGTCTACACGACTCAATTTCTTCTTTTTACCTTTGTTTAAAAACTTTTTCTTTTGTGGAGGCTTTGTTATTTGTTGCCTCATACTTCCTCTGTTTAATGCCATTTATTTTCCTTTATCTTAAACGATATCTTGTTTGACCTTGTTCATTTTTGTAAGCTTCTTTATAATCATGTTTGTTATAACCTTTGTTAAAAGAAACATGAACCCATCCTGAATGAGGCCCTTCTTTTTCATTATAAAATTCTAATATAAGTTGATCAAAATCTAAATTAGCATTTATCCAATCACTAAGTTCTACATTACTAAATCCTAATACTTCTATATCAGCTGCTTGACCTAAAACATGTTGCGATGTTTTACTACCACCTATTTTAGTATTTAATTCTTTACATCTAAAGCCAGAGCTTATAATCATAGGTTTCATAAAATGATTTCTTACAGGCTGTAAAACACCTTCGCATAAACTTTTTAAATTTATAATGTTAGTCATACTTGGTGTGTTATCTATACCATGTCTTGTGGCTGTTTGAGATTTTGTAAATTCATGTAAGCTAAAATTTGTTGTTAATTTCATTTAACATTTCCATCTACGTCTTGCTTGACGTAATCTTGAATTAGGGTCTTTAGCTGCTTTAGGAAACATTTTCATTTGTCCTGCACTTCTTGCACAAAATGATTTACGTCTTTTTGCAGATTTACTTCCTGGTTTTACATCTCCAGTAACAGCAGTTTTTAATTTTGAACCTGGGTTTTTTGCTCTATATGCTTTTACACCAGCTTGCGTCATTCCCGCACCAGACTTTGTAGAACGAAAGTTCTTTTTGTTTCGGGGAGGCATGCCTCCCCTTTTTAAACCAATTAGGTCTGCTGTATAATTATCCATTATCAGTAGAAGCTGTAATCGGTGTTACAAAAACTGTAACAGAGGTTACATTACTAATAGTCAAATGCATATCAGTTTTAAATAGGATACCATCTAAAGGCATATCTACCTGATACTGATCAGCTGCACTTCCAGCAGGTGTTGCGATAACAAGTTTTTGTGTACCACTTCCACCACCGTCTTTAAAAGTTAAACTTCCAGCTGAAGCATGACCAACATAATAAATAGATAGCAATCTTGTTCTACCAGACTGAATACTACCAGTACTAGTTAGAGTTTTTGCACCTATATCTGAGTTCATAATTTTCTCCTATTAACTAGCTACATCGTAACCAAGTATTGTGATAACTAATTTACCTGCATCATAAGTTCCTGCTGTAGAGGTTCCACATGTAAGATACAAATATTGGTCAGCAGCAATTGTGTTACCAACTGTTCTTGAACCAAGAGTAGCATCACCACCATTAATAATTAAAGTTGATGTTAAACTACCTATTGCTGTGTCTTCTACACCAGTTCCTTCAGTTGCTGAGTGTAAATCAATATCAGGGTCTCCAGTAGTAGGTGCTTCAAAACATTCCATAGTTACACCAAAAACAACGCCTTGGTTTGCTGTTGTTACTCTTCCGATGTAAGCAACTCCTGCACCATCAGCACCAATAATATCTCCAGCTGTACCACCACAATTCAAACCAGTAAGGTCAATCATAATTGTTGTTTTAACCATGTTAACACCAGTAGTTGTATCACTTTTAAATCTTTCTACTTGTGTAACATAAACTCCTGCTGTGCCTTCAATACCAGCACCCCCAACAGCTTCGTTTGCCATTTTGTTTCCACTGGTAATTGTTATTGCACCAGTAGCTGCATTTTTAGATACAGTCTCAAATCCGTTTTCGGAACGGACTGGTCCTGAAAAAGTTGTATTCGCCATCTTTATCTCCTAGTTCAGTGATATAGTCCTCTAGGGTTGTCTGCCAAGCCAGTCTATATCAATTTATATTTCTTGGTAATTTATAGTATACATAAAAAAGGGGACTTATGTAAGCCCCCTTCTTAAACCTTTAAGGGAAAAGGTTGTTATGCTGCTCCAGGGCTTCCGAAAATACCTCTTGGATCTGAAAAACCAAAAGAATATCTTTCCCTTGCCTTGAATCTTACATTACCAGTATCAAAGTCACCTTCGATAGCTGTTTTTACTGGACTTCTTACGAATTGCTTTAATCCGTTTGGAGCATCAGTCATAATGAAGAAAGCATCTGTGTCAGTTAAATAATGATTAATTCTATAACCTTGTGGGATCATTCCCATTGAAGCCATAGCATTAATGTCATTATCAGCTGTTCCCACTCTTTGCGGAGTCTTTAAAATTCTCTCAGCAGTAAATTGTAATTCTTTTGGAATTATCAACTTAACACCTTGTAGAGATATTTTTAAACCTCTTTCATCAGTGAAAGCAGCAATGTCAATTAAAGATTGCTCAAGAGAAGTTTCTGATAAATCAGAAGCTGTCCCTAAAGTATTTGCCATTGTACCACCACTTAATAATGGGTGTGAAGCGTTACATAAAGAAACACCATCACCACCAGTGAAAGATGCGTTAAAAGCATTGTTAAGAACATTTGCAGCTTTAACTTGTTTAGTATTTGCCATACTTCTTGCTAAAGCTCTTGTGTATCTACCAGCTAATCTGTCATACAAATTATCTTCAATTGCTTCTTCGGTAATTGCGAAAGCCATAGCGATGGTTTCGTGTGTATACCTTGCAGTGAAAGATTCGTTTGCATCATCAAATTGTACTGCTCCGCCTTCTGATTTAACAGGGGCAGATCCAAAACCACTTAACATCACTTCTTCTTCAAAAGCTCTGTCAGATGACTCTGATGTAAACACCTCAGCATGTTCATTTTGATACCTGTTATATTCCAAACCGAATAAAGCATTCAGGCCTGGTTCTAACTCTTTTACTAATTGTTGTCTAGATATCGCCATATTCTATACTCCTAATGTTGATACTGTACCTTGGACAATAGATCCATTAGGTGCATTAAAGTGATTATTAATACGTACGATCAACGGAATACCAGCTGCTGTAAAGTCAGAGTTTTCAGCATCTTCTTGAATACCCACAATACGTAGAGGAAAAGTTGCTGTAACTGCAGCTGTACTTAAATCTGCAACAGCAGTTGAAATACCAGTAGTATTATTACCACTATTACCATTTGCCATTTGCACATTTAAAAATATTGCTGCTCTTATTTCAGCCTCGGTGTCAAAATCACTGCCACCTGCATCAGCTGCTATTACAAACAATTGATTTGGATCGTCATATACGAAAGCCTTTACTGGATGATTTGTATCAGCTCCAGATCCAGGCCAGTTATTTGAGAAAATTACTTCTCCTGTAGTACTTGAAACATACTCGCAACCATAGAATACACCTAAGATAGAAACCGTTCCACCTGCTGCTGCTTGAAGATCATCAATGACCCCAGCTGCTGTAGGTATTACTGGCATCCCTTGGTAAATTCTATTGGTGTTTCCTGCGGCTATTCTGTATTCTGTACTACCAGTACTATTATAGTTTGAACCCAACTTGGAAAGCGGTCTCAAACCAAAAGATACATTAGTATTAGCCATATTTTATTTCCTTATAAAATAATTATTAAAATTAACTCCCTTTACGAGAGCCACCAAAACTTACCCTTGACTGTCTGTCAATATTGACAGGCATCTCGGGACGTTGCTCCCTTAGAATGTCTTGATCAACGGATTTAACTTGATCTGAAGTAATATTTTCAAAATACTTCCTGCGTTGCTCGACTATTTCTTCAGGTATCCTTGCCAACACAAGGCCACCAACCCCAATTAACCCCTGATACTGGCCTTCTCGAACCACTGGAAAATCATGATCACCGATTTGGGATTTTACTTCTTCAGCTCTTACGAACTCCCAACCTTCTCTAAGTTTTTTAGATACATTTCCAGTATCCATAAAACCGATGCTCTCAGTTCTTATCCAACGATGCTTAAATCCTTTTGGTGCAGGAGGTGCATCCAGACTTGATGGTGGAGTCCAAGCTTTAACTCTATCTTTTCTTTCACTTGAACTGCGTGAGGTTTTGTTTATCTTTTCGTTCATATATTACTCCTTCACGTATTTAGCGTATTCTTCTAATGGCACTCCGAGTTTTTTAGCTATCGCTACTTGTGACCGAGTGAGCGTCACTTTTCTGCGTCCTTGCTGTTTACGCCCCGCTGAGGCAACAGTTTGGATCGGTTTCTCTTTAGCAAACTTACCAGGAAAATTATCCTGTAGTTGTCTGTCAATTTCAGTATAGTAGTCTTCAGACTCTGGGTCAAACCCCTTTTGTACTAAATCTGAATGTATAGTGTAAGCAGCATTAGTCATAACTTTATCTTGACCAAACCATGAGTTAGTATCAGCCCAATCTTTAGCTCTTGAACTTGGTTCTTGCGGAACAACTTGTTGCTCTTGCTCTCTACTTACTTCTATGTTTTTACTTTGCTCTTCAATCTCCACCTTTCTCATTTTAGCTTTTTCTTTTTCAACAGCTAACCTAGTAAGGTTTTGATTTGCTTCCATCATTTTATCATAGTCTTGCTCTTGCATAGCACTTTTAAGTTGAGTTTTAACTTTATCAGTCTCAACATCAACTCTATTTTCATATTCGTTTACAAATTCTTTATCTGTTCTTTGTAAATCTGATTCTGTTTTCGAAAACTTTTGTTGTAAACCTTTTGCAAAATCTAGAGCAGCTCTTTCTCTTCTCTCAGCTTCTCTCATACGCCTAGTTAAACCATTTATTCTTTTTTGAACATTATCTGAGTGTTCAGTAAGATCGTCTTCACCAGACTCAGTTTTAACTATTTTTGCTTTTGTATCTGATTTAATGGTATCCGTGTAACCTAAGTCAACTTCACCTACCTCTAATTTTTCATCTTTATCTACTTGTTCTACAGAAATTTGTTTTTCTTCAATTCCGTCAGTATCTAATTCCACTGCATTTTCAGCCATACTATCTCCTTAAAATAGTGCGAGGACATCCTCGGGTTTTTTAATTGTTGCTATTATCTCATCGTCATTTAAAATCCTATGCTCTCCAAACTTAGTTTTAAATCTGGCTCCAGCATAACGACCATAAATAATAAATTGACCTTCCTTACACCAAGGTCCATCTGGAAACTTATCTTTATCTTTATAACATAAACTTCCCATTTTAACTACCAAACCTACTACAGTTGTGACTTCAATTGTTTCAGCTGTTTGATCTGATAATAAAATACCACCTTTTGTTTTTTTACTAGGTACATGTGGTCTTACTAAGATACGATAACCAACTGGATCGGGTAGACCATCCAAGTACTTACCTGTTTCCTCAGCTCCTCTAGGAACTAATGGTTTATCTTTTTTAACTTTAGGAATTATTAATTTAGGTGTTTTGGGTGCTACCAAAGTCATGTACGTTATTCTCCTTTCGTTGCAGGTCATTTAAGTCCTGTAGCAATGTTTCTAAAGCATTGATCTTGCCTCTAGCATAATTCAATTTTTCAATTGTGTCTACACTGTAAGCTATATATTCTTTATTTTCATCAATTTTTTTTCTTATTTGGTTTTTTATTATTTGAATAGTATCAATATCATACATAATTACACCTTATTTTTTCATGTTATCTCTAGCTATGCCTTTTGATTTCTCAAAGGATCTCATGGCCCCGAGTCCGAGGAGGCTCATAACTAACGTGACGAGTCCTTCCATTTCTAAACTTGGTGGCATTAAATCTGGGTTAAACATTACAGCAAACCAAGTTAATATAGGGCCAATAAAAAACTGCCATAATAAACCAAGACAACAAACCCACATTATTGCTGGCCGAGCTCCGCTTACAAATATACTAGGATGTTTAGCTTGTTCTTTATTAATATCTATTTGACCTTTGGCTAATTCATTTGCATGTTTCTCAGCCATAGTAGCAAGTTTGTGTGCTAATTCATTTTTTTTGTCTTTGTCCTCTACGAACTTTCCGATTAGTTTTGTCGCTGGTCCTATTAAGCTTAGTAAGGTCATATGGTAATCCTTTCAGTTTATTCCAATGTTGTTGACAATAATATTTAAATTTCTCATAATCTACGGCTTCTTCCTCACAAAAAGAACATTTTTTGTGTGCAATAGCTGCTCTCCATGCTTGATCAAATGTTTTCATCATGTCGTTTATAAATTAATTTACGATCTCCTCTACGAACTTCTTTAAATCCAATTTTTTGTAAAGACCAATCAATAGAAGTCATGTTAAATGTTTGATGATCATCCATAATAATTAAACTTTCGTCTTCCATATTTCTCATACAAAACTGTATTTGTTGATTTACTGCTAAAGTAGTATGAGGACCATCCAAATGAATTACAGAATACTTATCATGAATATATGTTTGTCCATTAATAGTTAAAGGATAACCATCTTTCATAACTTTGAAAAAATAAGTATCTGGAAACTCAAAAAAAGCAAATTGTGTATACTTATGTAAGTCTATTAATGTTTCAACTTTCATATAATCTGTATAATCTTTTACAGTAGGAGAACTATCATCACAATGTTGGTAATTTAGACTACCGTAAGGATCAACAGCAATATGTCTATAATACACTGCTCCCTTAGATATTACAGCGTCCATTATTGTTTTAGAACCAAGCCCTCTTCTCAACCCTATTTCGCACGTTAGGACTATATCGTTTAACTTTAATTTTTGTATTTCTTCTGTTATAAATTCGTATTCTAAAGAATCGCCAGCAATCATTTAACACCAGTAAATTTTTTTCCTTTAAGTTGTATATCACTTATACCTTGTATATCACTTTTTACACCAGTTTCACGATGAGGGCAACCATAACTTCCTAAATCTGATAAACCTCCAATTTGTATCATAGTTATTCTTATACCTTGTGGGTTTGGTCCTTTTGAAGGAGGAGGTCCAAAATTTTTACCTTTCATTGTTTTTCTCCATATCATTTAAAATTTTCATTTCATTTAAATCAAGTTTTTCGTCAGCTACTCTTATTCTTTCTTTACCAGCTTCTTCTGCATCCTCTCTTTTCATTCTATCTAAATCTAACCTTTCTGCAAACTCACCTGATTTTCTTTGCATGTCAGCTGCATTTTCTTGAGCCTTTCTTTGCATATCCATAGCTCTTAAATCTAATTCTTTTTGTTTTAAAGCTACCAATGGATCTGGTTTTTTACCGCCTTGTTCTGATTCTACGTACATTGCTGTAAGTACTCCTACTTGTTCTGCTATCATACTTTCTGTTTCTGCTAAATACGATTGTGGATCAACTTGTTCTAGTTGCACTAAGTCTGGTCTATTTGTTTTAACTTCCATTAAGACTTGTGCTCTTGCTTTCATAGAAATATGTTCCATGACATGCGATAATAACAAAGCGTTAACCATAGGATTTACTTCAACCATTCTAGTTTTCATAAAAGCAACATGAGTAGCTATATGAGCGTCATGGTTTTGAAAATAAAAAGCTTGTGGTATTTCCATACGTAAAGATTTAGCATTTTCTGCTCCTGGATCTGCTGGAGTTGGTTTTTTTTCGGGTTTTAATAATTTATCTATATCTTTTGTGCCCATTGCTAAATAAACTCTTTTATAAGCCTCTCTTAAATTGTGCATTTGAGGATTTGACTGAGCTATTTGTAATTGCTGGCTAGCTAAAGTAATTCTTTGAGATAAACTAAATATAGTTGGGTCAGCAACAGGAATAATATCCACTTCTGGACTAAAATCTACTTGTTTTATCATATTATTACCGCCAACCACTGCATAAGGGTAACTTGGTGGTAAGTATGTTCCAAAAACGTCAGCTAAAAGTCTAAATTCAACTCTCATAGAGTAATAACAACGCTTATGAATAGCACTCATGACCCTAGAACCACGTTCTAGTAGTGCTAATGTACTACCAACAGCTCGATTTTGCTTATCTTCTCCAGTTTGCATGTCTAAAGTACCAGCAAATTTCTGTCCTGCTTGAACTACAAAACCTAAAAGCTGAAAAAGCGTACCACTTGGCTCTTTAAAAGGTAATAATTGAAACTGATCTTTTATATTTCCTCCAGGGGCATCTACATCTCTAAATTCACCTGGTTGAAAAGGCTGATCATCATCTCTAATCCTTAATCCTCTTGATTTAAAACCAGCTGGAAGATTACTTAACGTACCAGCATCTAATAATTGACGTAATGCAGCAGTAGCGGTTCTTGATAAACCACCAATCATGTGTATTAAACCAAAACCATAGAAACCTAAACCCGGTAAAAACTTATAATGTACAAAAAACTCTCTTCTCTTAAAAAACTCATCTTGAGGAGAATAGTTTCTGTAAATAGATAATATCTCTTGAGAGCCTTCATCAATAGTAACGATGTAAGGTATCTTTATATTTTTTTCTGAGTTCTCTACTTCATATTCTTCTATATCTAAATCTACATGTATCTCAAGAACATTAAATTGATTATCGGTGTCATCATTTCCTTGAACACCATCTATCTGATCATATTTGTCTTGAACTTCATTATCATCTTGACGAGAAGGAAGTATATCTACATCTCTATAAAAACCACCTCTCTGTTTTTTTAAGATGTCGTTTTCGCTCATCTTTATAACATGTGTTATTCTTTCGCAATCTTTTAAATCAGTCGCGTAATAAGGAACAACTAAATCTTCAGCTGGTATAAACTTAGCTACTGCTCTATCCATAACATCATCATAGTATATTTTTTTAAAAGCAGAACCTGCTAAGGGTAGATAAAAAAGTAATTGATCAAAATCCGTTGTATACTCTTCCATTACTTCAGTAATCATGTAATTCATAAAATCTTTAACACGATGAGCTTGTTGTTCTTTTTCTGGAGTATCATCTCCAATTACTTGAGTATTAACTGGCCCTTGAGCTGGAAGTAATTCTTTAAATGCTTGAGCTTGAAATTGTGTAACAGATTCAGCTAATAAAGGATGTGTTACGGAACTTGCTCCAGCAAAAGGTTGATTGTCAGAATTGTTTTTAAAACCTAATAAATCTAAACCAGATATATAAGCTTTTTCCCAATCTGATCTGGACTCTTTATCTTTTTTATAATCTGTTATTAGATCGCCAGATAACCTAGATAGTATTCTATCATCTAAAGTTTCTGCAAGATTAGAATAAAAGTCATCTTCTTCCTCTATCTCTACTTCTTCAGAACCATCTTCTTGACTTTCTTCAATCTCAACATCAACAGGGTCATCACCTAAACTAATACTTGGTTCTTCAGCATCCTCGTCAATAGGTCCTTCTGTTTCAACAACTTGCTCTTCTAAAATTTCATCATCTTGTGCCATATTATGTAAGCCTTGTTTTTTTAGTTTTAATTTCTTTTTTACCTGGGCATTGTACAAAAGTTCCAGCCTTAGCACCAATTGTTTTTGCACTTTTTCTAGATAAAACTGCAATGTCTTCTATAGGTAAGGCATACATTGCCCCTCTAGATATATCAGCAGAACGAAGTTTTCTATTTTTTCGCTCAACAATAGAAACTAAATCTGGAGCGTCTATACTAGGTGGTTTTTTTCTTTTTAATAACTCTTGAGCAAATTTTAACTGCTCGATATTTCTGTTAGCTTTTTTTCCCATAAATTACCTTACCACTTAAATATGTTTTGTGCTAGTCCACCTTTTACATATCCTTTAATAGGTATATCTTTAAACTCTGGTTTTACTTTAATAGCAAAGGACTCGTAATAATCTTCTCTATAATACT